TACTTTCTACATTCCTTATATCATCATCTGAAAAACCTATAGTAGGTTCCGGTATAAAATTATTACTTATCTCATTTTTAAAGAAAGCCTTTTTGCCAATTTCTCGTGATTTTTCTTTAATGAACGAAACAAATTCCTCCATCGCTTTTATTTTAGCCTCTTCGGGACTACTTTCATTTCCACCCCCATAACTAACAGGATAAAACTTACACAAATCAAGATATTCTTTTATCAAATCTATTTTTGGTGTATCTTCGTCCATACCTGCCAAGTCACGGTATTTTTCTAAGTTTTTAACTAACTCATCAGATGAAATACCTTTATGGTCAGATATGATAAGGTTGTAACAAGCCTCTTTAAGAACTGAAGGTGTATGACCCCTCGCGGTGATGATTGCGAATATCGAACCATTATTAATTGCTTCCACAAAATCAGACCAAGCCGGTCCTGGTTTGGCTAACATTGCATCAATAATAAATTTTTTATCTCCCTTAACATTAAAGTTTTGGAATGGTTCTTCTCCGTATCCTACAATATCCTCTCCCTTATACTTGAAATCTTCCTTACCTATGATTGAACGATAATGAGCGAAATCCTCAGTACTCATACCCACATTATTACCATCCTTATTTTTAAGGATAATTTTTGTTGGCATTGACGCTATGTTATCGTCCCAATCAAAAGCGTAATACTTCATGTCAGGAGATCCGGTCTCCGTAATACCTTCCATTACAGAGACCGTTCTTCTATTTCTTAAATTAATCATCATTTAACCAATTTGTCAATTAATCTTTCCAATTGTTTCTCAGTCAAAATTATTGACCTTGATTTATTTTTGGATTCCTTAACACTTTTTACGTTTTTATTTTTTTCCATAAATATTAGATGTTTTCAAATGATGCTCCTGTTGGAGTAATATAGAATGTTATATCTATAAACTCTAAGGATCTAGTTGGTTTTATATAAATAGAACCTACTAATTGATTTTTATCTAAATCTTCAGGTGAAGATGAAACCGTAACTCTAAAATCGTATAAACCTCTATCTCTTCTGATTGAATCTAATATCGGATTAACCGCATCTAAGAATTGTTGTCTTACTTGAGCGTCGTTCTGTTCAAATAACAATCTTACGGAAACCGCAGATATCAATTTACGAGCTTGTAATAATAATCTTCTTACGTTGATTCTATCAAGTGCTGATTCAGCGATTTGTAGTGTCTTATTACCCCAAATTACGGTACCAACATCAGAGAAAGTAGCGATTGGATTAAGTCTTCCACTATAAAGTGTGTCTCTATCTTCTTGAGTCAACTTTCTTCTCGCTTTAACCGCATTTACAATACCTCTTGTGTAACCCGCCGCAGCGAACCAAGGGAATGCAATGTTGTCAGTTAATGCCAAGTTTCTTGTTACCTCAGCAGTTGGTGGAAGATAAATCTGTGTATTATTAACAGTATCTCTCGTTAATACCCAAGGGTAGTAAGTAGCCGTGTAGTTAGAATCAATTCCTGAATTGTATAGATTGTCAACCGCTTCTTGAGGTAGTATCTTATCAGATTCAAAACCTGATGTAGGTACGAACATATTATAGTCAGGAGTAGTCACAATATAAATTGAGTCAGCTCTGTTTATCTCAACCATCTCAATTGCGTTTTCAGTTAAATTTGAGTTATTAACATAATCAATACCTGGAGTAACGAATACATTAATATTAACCGCTTCAGGGTTAGAGAATGTTTGAATACCTAATAGGTATGCGTAGTAGTCAGTGTTCGCCCAATCTGCAGAATTTTGACCTATAGTAATTGTATGGAAAGCCCCCCAACCTGTTGCGGTAGGGTATCTATCACTAGGACAAGCTCCTTTTCTGTATCCTGCTGCTCCTAACACATATCTATCACTATTAGTTCTATATTCTCTGTAAATGTCCCAACCATCAAAACCTCCTGAAGGTAATAAAGTAAATTTACGTGAGAATAATCTGTAATAAGCATTTGTTTGGTCTTCCGGTTCAGATTGGAATGTTGATGATCCCACATAGAATTCAGGAGTTCCACTTGTAGTAAATCCGTCAGGGATTGTAAGACCACTAGCTTCTATGTCCATATGGAAACCTCTTGATTTATAAAACCAATTAGAAGGACTTGAAGGGTTACATAAATCTAACGGTAATTGTTTACCTTTGTAATCTAATATATCACCATCAATACCTAACGTATTTGAGAAACCTAAATATGTTCTTCTAACATTATCTCCACCGCTTCTAATAGCATCATCATTTCCACTTACATTACCAAATGGTGGGTTATAAATAACCTCTCCCGGAAAATCGTATTTTGTTTTGTAAACGGGGAATGGTGGTGTCAAATCTGCGTATGAACGAGATTGGTAACCTTCAAAACCACAAGGTAATGAATCAATTTGAGCATCAGTATTAAGTTCTACCATTATGTATCTTGAAAGTAATGCATATTCTCCATCAGACGTTCCTACTTTCTTACCAATATAATTGTTAAGACTTGGATCCATACTACAGTTAGTAAATTTCTCAATAACGACAGGATTAGCATCAGTATCATAAAAATCTCTAACTAAAATATCAAAAGTTCCATTAACAAATGATATATTTGCCACTGAAATCTTTATTTCACTATTAGCTGAATTACCGTCAGAAACGGTAACGAATTTAAACAATCTCTCAACTTGGTTACCTCTTAATTCAGAAACTATCCAAGGAGTTTCAGGAGTTTGGTATTGTTCCAAATAGAAAGCAATTGAATCAAATTCACCACTTCTAGCGCTATCTAAAGATAATAATGTAGTATTTAAACCACGAATATAACCTTTTCTAAAACCGTAGTTAAGTAATGTTTGATATCTTTCCTCAACAAATAGAGGAACTGTAGTTCTTGGTTTATCAAAGTTAGATAATCCGAATACCTTAGTTAGATACTTACTATCTGATGTTTGTAAAGAAGTTTCAAAACTGAATGGTAGACCATTATCAGTAACACCTGAAATAACAAATGTTGAATAAGGGTTTTTACTAACTCCAGAATATGAACCTGTTCCTATCATAGTAACGTCGGTAATTCCTGAAACTTCGTAAACCGCTCCGTCATCTTCCGAATATGTTGCCAATCCTCTTGATCTTAGGGTTGCCAAAATCATATCATCATAATCTGTAAATGACATACCTGAGTAGTAATAAATTGTACCAGATACATTACCTGAATAACAAGTTGTTATAAAACCAATATTTTGATTACCCGTATTTCCTGTTGTTGATGGATTACAAGGATCTTCTATAGTAACACATACAGTTATTGTGTTTGTTACTGTTGAATCTTCAGAAACTAAAACATAATTAATACATCCGCCGGTAAAATTAAGTTCGTCATTTCCTGATGTTTGAGTGTTACCCGACACTTTAATATTCGTAGTACAAGCACTGAAAACAGGATATAACGTTGCTAAATCCGCAGGATTTGTACCTGATGGTAAAACAACACTTACCGTATTATTAACGTAATTAATACTTCCATTAACACCATTAATTTCAAACGAGTAAAAATCCGCACAATTTGATAGTGATGATGTTTGAGTTAATCCTGTTACAACACTATAAAAAGAAGTGCCCGAATATTGTTTATTACCGTAGTTATTAAACAATGCGTAATACCAAGCATCATTAAGTCCTGATGTTAAATCGGTTGCCGATAAATTAACGGATGGTACCGTGAATACATTTATCGGTGACGTATATGATGATAATGATAAATAATCCGCTTGTGGTATTGAACCAAAATAACTAATTGACGTTGCGGATGTTGTTCCGCTAGCAGCAAGAATTGAAAATAATTGGTTTTTTATATTATTATTTAATGTTGAGTAAGTTCCGTTAAAATTTTGATACGGTGTATTTAAAATACTTTCTATTGTACTAGGGAAAGTTGATGTAAATCCTACCGAACTTACCGAATCATTACATCCTGTAAATGGTATAGAATAATTTACCTCCAAAAACGAAACACACTCCGAAACGCAATTAACGGTGGTTGCACTTGTACAGAATAGAGTTAATGTTGATGGATCCACATTAGCCACGGTTGAAATTGACCAAGAAGGACCTGCATCATAACCTGATAATCCTAAGACTCTGGTTACGAATAATTGATTAGATTGTTGTAGATAAGATTTAGCAATGTAAGCCGCTTCATATTTCGGTATTTGAGTATTAACAAATTTTTCAGGTGATGATTCACCAAAATAAGTTTGAAATTCGTCAAAATTCCTAATAAAAATAGGTTCAAAGGCCGGACCTTTAAGTGTCTCACCTACGATACCCAATGTCGTTACTCCGACACTTTGAGCTACAAAACTTAAATCAACCTCTGATGTGTAAACACCGGGAGATACAAATACTTTAGAGTTAGTTGCCATTTAATTTATATTGTTTAGATTTATTTTACAATAAATATTATCAATTTTTGCAAAAAACTTTACTTATCACTAACTATTTATATTTTAAGGAGATTTTATTCTTCCTTTTTTCTACTTATGAGTGAAGACAATCAAAAAATTAAAAATTTAAAGATATCAATTGAGGCTCACGATATGCTTAAGAAGTATTGTGAAAAGAGAGGTATTAAAATTTATCGTTTTTTAGAAACATTGATTAAAGAGAAATGTTCCGAAAAAAAAGATATCTACGGAGAGAATTAAAGAATTTTAGTGGTAAAAAGTAATTTACCTTCTTTAGTGTTGTCCGTTTTAACTACCACAATTTTGATATTATCACCACTATTAATTTCAATGGTTAGTAAAGACGCGCCATAATAATTGTCATTTATGAACACATCATATGAATCTATATTAGTATCAGATTGAAAACTTAAATTAACGTTTAGATTAATTTTTTTACTTACTTCAGTAACTCCTGACGAATATAAAAATGTGGTATCATATATATTTGGGTTATCATTAATAATTTTCTTTTTGGGATTTTTATTTGTTTTTGTATCAACCTCAAAAACTTGTAAAAGTCTACTTATTGCGGGAGCAACCTCAAAATCATTTTCATCAACTAAAAAACCCATCATAAGGAATTCGTAACTTTGGACATAATATTTTCTTTTATCTATATCCATAACGGATTCGTCAGTTATGTTATTCCACACAATTGGAATATAGTGACCTTTAATCATTGCGTAAGATTGTCTTGATGAGAATTTTTCCAATACATTTTTATTGAATTGGTTTATCTCTCTCATTCTGTTACAAATAATCTTTACTTGATATGTAATATCCACGGGTATTGGTTGTGGTATCTTATAAACATCAGCCCCCATTCTATTACCATCCCAATTAGGAACGGTTGCATAAAAAAATTGTCTCCTGTTAGGTATAGTATATTGTAATGATGGGTTTGAACCGTATTTTACTTCAGGAACTCTCACTGTTGTAATGAAAGGTGGTTTAGCATTGAAGTCCAAGTCAACGAAGTTCCAAGTTTCCGTGAATTGGGCCCAATTCTGTGTTGTTATGATTATGTCAACAACGGGAACTAATGTTCCGTCAACAACTAGTTTAAGTTCGTCCCTAACAAAATCCATAAACCCCCTATCCAAATCAGCGTGAAGAATTGACTTAGGTAAAAATGTTCCATCCTGATTGATTTTATCCAATAGTTCCTGTCTTCTTGGATATAATGTCTTAGGTGTTGTAAGTGGTAAGTATTTTTTTATTTGTTTTGGTAGAGCCATAATTATAATCCTCTAAATTCGTTATCGCTTACAGGCGTGGCAATTATAGTCCTATAAAAAGGTTTGTAACCTGCATACGTGTGTTTGTTATCCGAAACAACACGACCATCATCAGCAACCGAATAGTATCTAACCCTTGTTTCGGTTTCATAATAACCAATATAATCACCCATCGCAATATCAATACCCAATTCATCCAAATGTTTTTGGTATACAGATATTCTCGCATTTCCAGGTTCAGTTTGTTCAATTTTTGAATTACCTAAGTTTTTTGATGCTGGTGGTTGTACTTGTAAATACGCCTTAAATTCCACGGGTGGTAAGAATTGTATACCATCAGAACTTACCTCACCATATACATCATCTTTCTTTGTTCTGTGTCTATCAATACGATATAATACCATTG